TATCATGAAAAGGTATTTTAGTAGTAGGTACTGACACTGCAGGTCTCCTCAAAATGTTTTTTAAGCCAATCAAAATCATTAATGTAATTCAGTTTGTCTTTGTTTTCTGTGCCGAATTTTTTACCTGACTTTGCTCCTTCAATTGCAAAGTCTCCGTAAGGTCTATCTGCACCTTTGCTACACCATACATCTAATCGATGTTCTGTTTCATTGTCTTGTTGTCTGTCAATTATTTTAGAACTTAATTTTACACACTCTCTAAAAGCACTTTTCCACGCACTGAAAGGATCTGAATTAAATGCTGTGATGTTTGATACTTGCTTAATTGCTTTAAAGTTTTTAGAAATACTTGTAGTCATATCAGTTGTGGTTGTATTCATATCTAAAGTTAATTGCTTTGGTAATAATTTTACTCCGCCATATCCATATTGTAAATCATTTATAGGATTGCGACTTTGCCACACATGGACTGTTTCTAAATTGTATTGGTCCACGCTGTAATCGAAATTAAAGTCATCTACTATTTGAGCATCTGCATCAACTACCCAAAACATTTTTGTCATGGATACTTCTGCCGCTTCTATATGTGCTTTGTGAATTCCTTTCACTCCTTTTACTCGTTGAGCAATAGGAAAACGTTCACACAACGTTTTATAATTGTGATCTGCTAAATCTTCATTGTAACTTATAAACACAATGTCATACATTATCTTGTTTTCCTCATTATTCTTGGAGTATTAAGATACACTTTCTTAAAAAACTTACTCTGTGCTTCACTTAATGGAGTTATGGGTAAGTCAATCTCGTGTTCAGCATTGATCTTTTTACCTAGTTCAATACTGTCTTTATAAAAGTCAACTTTAACGTCATCATGAAGTTCAAACTTCCAATACTTTTCAAAGAATCTATATTCGTTTGCTTGACCGATGTCCCAATCTGTACACATTGTAAGATAACATCCTGTTCTTGCTCCATGAATAGCATGAATGCCGTAAGGATTATCCATACCCACTGTCATCCATACAAGTAATCGTTGATAGTTTTGCCACCATAAGTCTTTTGGTGCTTGTCGAACATTTTTATCCAAACTCATTTTAACACCTTCTCTAAATCCTGCTCTCCAAGCCTGGTATGCAGATCCATCTATGTGACTGATTGAATGATTATCGTTGAATTGATAGTAATTTGGAAAATGACAAAACTCTATTACATTTTTATTTTCACTATCTGCTTCGCCATCGTGATTTTCATGCGTCCGCATATTTTTTACAAAATCTTGTGTCCAACATTTTAGACTGCCATTGCCGTATTTTAATCCGTTAAGTTCTATATGCCCACACCAACTAAATTGATAAGTGTTGTCTAGTTTCAACTCATCCAAATCAACAGTTGCATCTAAAAAACTGTCATGCACTTGCGTATCAGCATCAACTGTGATAAATCTGTCTGATGTAGATATTTCTGCCGCTTTTTTATGTGCAGTATCAAATCCTTTTACACCGTGTACACGTTTTGCCCAAGGAATTTTTCTTTTTAAATCAGCAAAGTTTTTTTCAGCATTTGGCTCGTCAACACTTAAGAACACAAAATCCATATCAGATACTTTTAAAATCATTGTGTTACCTCATATGAGTAATTGTAAACTTTTCTACAAAACAATCTTGGTATTTGATTAGAGTTGTGATCAATTTGAACATTACCAACAGCACACAATTGTGTCATGTCTACTTCAAATGAATATTCAGGCACACTGGTATTGTTTTTTGGAGTTGTAAAAAATTTAAATATAAAATTGTCTTGTGTAACTGTGTTCTGTATTACATTCTTTAATTCATCATCTATACTGATATTCCATTTTTTATTTTTCATATCTAATACAAATCTAACACACGAATCAGTATCATTTTTTCCTATTTCATAAATTACTTTGTTGATGTGATCATCTGTTTTTACATCATTTTGTAATTTATTATTTTCAACAAACAATGATTCAACAACATATTCGGTATTTTTAAATACTACTCTGTAATCCGTTAATTCTTTTGTTCCATTGTGTATTCCATCTGCCAGTTCTTTTGTAATTTCTACACTGTGTCCTTGATGTTGTACACTGCAACCAAACACGTCTCCTGTTTCAATATCAAAATGAAAATAATATTTTACTTTAGGACGTATTACGTCAAATTCCAATGGCGGTCTTATATACATTTCAGTTGCTCCAGCATATTATCTGTTAAAAAATTATCTTCCACATAGTGAAACAAACCTTTTTGCTTAATATTACCTACAAATAATTCGCTTTGTGAATTGAGGTTGTAATCTATTTGCTCAGTCCATAAATTTAATTCACTTTTATAGTTTTGTATTCGAGGTTTCATGTGTGTAAATGTTAAATTAGAGTGCTTACTAAAAACTTTGTGTTGTATTCCTAATAATTTGATTGCTATTGCTGTGGCAACATCCATACTGCACCAAGATTGTGTTCTATTTTTTGTAAAACGTTTGCTGTATTGTTCATAGTTAACTACTATATCTGTTAATAAATCAAAAAACACCTTATTGTTTTTACATTTTTTAAAGTAGTGAAATCCACAATACACATTGGGCAACGAATTTTCTACAAATACTTTTCTATAATAATCATCTGAAACCCATTCATTTCTATATGTTTTTACTTTGTCTGTGTAATACAATTCATATTTGCTCAATTGATCCCACCAATGTTCTATATTTTCTAACAATAACATATCTACATCTAGCACAATGGATTGTTCAAATGGACTATTTCTATAAATTTTGCATCTGTTGTTGACTTTCCATTCACTGTCAACTGCTAGATCTAATCCTGGTATATCTTGAATATGATCAAAATGTTTTTTATAGTTTTCAGGAACATCAATGTCTGTCATTAAACATATTTGATCATCGGGCATAAACTTTTTAATACTCAGACTACAAGCCACTGCTTGTTTTAAATAATCAGAAGTATTGTTCTTCTGCACAAATAATATAAAACCTCTATTCATATTGATCTATAATCTTATTCAATCCTATTTTGTTCATTATGTGTATGTTCATGTCTTTGATTTGACACTTTGCTCCTCGTTCGAAAGTAAAATTCCATTTACTGTCTACATACGAATCTACACTGTCTTTATCTGTGGTGTAAAACAGTTTGCTAGGCAATTGCTTGGGCCAATTAGTTTTAGCAAAATCATTAATCATATGAATTGCTATGGCAAATGCAAAATCATTTCTATAAATTGAGTTTTCAATTTGATATTTGAACCTGTAGAATTCCCATTCATTTTTTATGTGATTGATTAATTCAAATAAAATTTTAGTTCTTTCAGTTTTTTTAAAATAAAACACTGTGGCCCAACACATTTCAATACCTGTATCACTCACGTATTTCATTTCTTCTGTGTATTTGGATTCAAAGTCTATGTGTTGTGCTTTGTAGTTGATTAGAAAATCTTCTTTGCTTTTAAACACTTTGTTGAGATTGCTATTTGCCACAATGTAATCTGTATCCATCACAATGGTTTCATCGTATGGAGTTAAAGAATATGCATCTGGTCTAGAAGTATTGTTCCAAGAATCTTCATAACTCTGTGTAGCATTGTAAAATCTTTTTGTTTGAGCAGTGCTTGGTTTTTCTACCACAATCACATGATTAAAATTGTTATGATCTTCGTTGAATTTGTCTGATGTAATCAAACACACTGGCAAATCAAGATGTTTTTTAATCTGACCTGCACAAAAATTAGCCTGTTTAACATAATCCACAGTGCTATTATTATGAGCAAAAAGTAAAACCCCTTTGGTCATGATTAAATCTCACCTTTGTCTTTCAACAATTGATTGTATTCAACAAAGTATTGATTTAAATTGCGTTGATATTGATCAGTAACATTGCTATGAAAGGATTTTATATCTGTAATTTTGACAGGCATCTTGTAATCATCAAGAAAGATTGCTTCATTTGTTTTTTTGATGTTGATGTACGTTAAACAGTAATTGATCAGACTGAGATCTATTGTAAATTGGTGTCCTTCGGTATAATAGATATTATTTTCAAGACATTTCTCTTTCAACAATTTCAATTGATTATTGAACGTTCTTAGGCGTTCTGAGTATTCCAAAGATTTTGATAAGGATTCATCCATAATATTAAAAATATTATACTTGATTTTTGGATATAAGTCAAACTATAGATTAGAAATTATCGCCAGAACCACGTACAACACCTGGTGCAGTACCAATTACATCTGTGATTGCTGTTGCTGTGTAGAAATAGGATCTTAGGTTACCAATATTTTCATCTGGATTACCACCTGCTTGATCTCTCCAATACACTGAGAATTGTATTTGAGTGTCGCTTGTTGATTGCACATTCACATAATAATCGTTGGCGGCATATGCTCCACCACCTGCATTAAAGTTTGATAATATTCTTTGTGCTGTTCCGTCTAATTCGAAGTTTCCTATTGAGGTTGATGGAGTTCCATTTCCTGTGTGTGTTGTACCATGAGCACCAAATTTTAAATTTCCGCCCATTACTGAATTCCAAGAACTTCCTTTTGAACTGCCGTCTGTTGTGCTAGATGAAATTTGAATATATCCACCTGCATTAAAATAATGTCTTCTAGCATCTGCTGATGCAAAATTTACGTTCACAATAAGAGTAATATTTCCATTCCAAGCACCTCTAGTATTGTTCAATGAAAGAACAACTGATTGCTGTGTAGGGTCAACTGTTAATCTGTTTGTGCCAATTGTTGTTGCTAATGCTTCGTATTGATCCCAGCCTGTGTAACTGACGCCATCATTTTCTTTAATAAGGTCACCTTGATTTACTGCTTGGATAATGTTGTTTGCTGGATTACCACCTGTTTGGTGTTTGTATGCTTTTCTTAAATCTTCGTATGAATTATTAATGTTGGTTGCATTGATTAAATCACCAACTTGAACAGATTGAGTTATAAGTGTTTGTCCATATCCAGTATCACCTGAACCATTTCCTAACACATTGTCTACTTGTTGTCTTAAAGTGTTGAATCTATTTGCTGTTACTAAAGCCATTGTATTTTATTCCTACTAATTATTTATTAAACGTAGTGCGACCTCAACTAATTTTGTGGATGTATCTGAATTTGATTCTAATGCAAAGCCAACTAATTGTCCTTTTTTGGTAGTAGTTCCTAAACCTAAGTCTGCGGCATATATTTTTTCACCTTTTTCAACTGCGCCTGTAACTTTTACTGGAACACGTCCAACAAAAGCAATTGCTTGTCCTTCAGCGTCTTTGTTCATTAAGAAACCAGGATTACCTGATATAACTCCAAACACGTTGCCACCAAATGGACCACCATCAAAAAATGCTGTTGTTTCTGCGTCACCGCCAATTGCCATTACTGTTCCAACTTCATATTCTTTATCTGTTGTGTAGATCTCAGCCAAGTCAGCATAAGAAGCCGATGTTGCCACACCGTCAAAAGTATTTGCTACAATTTTTCCTGTGCCATCTCTTAATGCCACTGTGTTGTTCACTGCTGTTGTTGAACCTAAATATGTTGTTGCACCAAAGTCTATACCTGAAGCACTGTCCGCCAAACCTTTAAAATAATTTGCGTGTACTTCATACCATTTGTCAGTAACAATACCTAAACTTTTATTTCCAGTTCCTGGAATAATACCTTCTGTACTTACAAAAGCAATTTCATTAACTGTGCCGGTGTCATTTACTTTTAAAGAAATTTTACTGCCTATTTCGTTAGCAATGGCTCCATCTGTTCCGTTTTCAATTGAAACTTTTAAATCGTTTGAATCACCAACAGTAAATCCTACATCACCAAATCTTACAATGCTAGAAAAAGCACTTGCTCCTGCTTTGATGTAATCAGATGCTAAAAATCCACCTAATCTATCTGAGTTTGATGCTGTACCATAAAATCTATGATCAGTGGATGTAACACCATTTGTTGTTGATTGTGTGTTTACTAATGTTATACCTTTTTTAACAACATCAAATCCTGTTATTGTGTTGTTTGGATCTGCTGTACCTATTGTAAATTCTGTTGAACTGAATAATAATACAGTGTCGTTATTAATTTTACCTTCAATAATAATTTGATTAGCATTTAGGCTGTCTTTGATTTGTCTTGAAACAAACTGAGTAACTGAACTTCCTGTTCCTTGTGGACCTACAAGAATAAAACTTGTTCCGTCCCAAGCATACAATTGACTGTTTGCTGAATCCCACCAAAAATCTCCAGTAGTTAATCCTGCTGGTGCAGTAGTACCTACTTCAGCACCGCCTGTTGTTCTGAATTTTGTTCCATCATAAAACTTTAATTTGCTTGAAGATGTGTCAAACCATATTTGACCACCTAGTGGACGACTTGGTTGACTGCCACTAGCAAAGTTTTCTAATAGGTGTAAGAAGTTTTCGTTTTGAATTTCACCGTAACCAGCATAGTTTTTACCTATAAAACGTAGATTACTTGTATTATCAATAGTACCGTCTTCTACAGTTGCTATCAGTGTTCCATCAAATTTGTTAACAATATATGCCATAAATCCCTTTGTTTCTTATATTTATCGTCCTACGGAGTTAATGTTAGTGTTATTTCTCTATCAAATGTCCAAGCACCGCCATTAACACCAAATTGTAATAGTTTTCTTGTAGGAGCAAAAGTGATTGATCCTGTTACATTTGATGCATTAGATAACTCTTCTATCACCTGTTTATTCGCCGCACCCACCGTTGGAGTTCTTTCCACTGTACCAACTGTACAAGTGGCTCCGCCCCAGCCTGCCGCTGAAGTGTCTAAATTGATTGTGAAACTCACAAAGTTTGGAGATTCTGCTGGGAATTCTGCCGCCTGTATTGTGTAGTTGCCATCTATGTTTGCTGTAACACCATTTACCACAGTTGTTCCTGTGATCACAACTTGTTGTGCACCTTCATAAAAATGCGAAGCAGTTGTTGTAATTTTTGTTGTTGTTCCTAAATTAGGATCTTGTGCACCAAACGTAACACTTTGTATTGTTCTTTGTTGTACAGTGATTGTTTGGTCAACCTGTGTAAAGTTTTTCAATCCTGAAAAATCAATTGTTGGTATTGTGAAACCACCGCCAACACCGTAATCAACTGTAAGTACTCTTGCCAAAGCACCGTCGCTTCTTGCTGGAATCACACTGTTAACAAACACACCTAATGGTGGTTCTGCAGAACCACTTCCGTATCCTGCAACAGGATAAAGTGATTGTAAAACTTCTCTTGTGTTAAGATAATTATTTCCCACAGTGTTTTGTGTAAAACCTGAAACATCTAATTGTAAACTTATAATTGTAGATCCGTCTGTGTATTCTTTTGTAGCAACATCTGAAGCATTAATTGGTGTTCCAACGCCTGTAATTCTTTTGCTACTTAAAACTTCTATAGCCGCTGTGTCTGAACTTAATTTTAATGACTGTGCATTTTGACTAGTGATTGTGGATCCGTTAATATTAACATCATCTACATTTAAATTTACCAAAGTTCCTACTGATGTTAATGATGATCCTAAAACCGAACCGCCTAAAGCAGTTTCTGTTAACACAGTGTTTGTATTAATTTTGATACCTCTACCAACAGCAAAATCTAAATATTCAGAACTTGTCCAAGCATCTGTACCGTCTGCCCAGGCAAATGTTTTATCACCGTCTGTAGATTTTAAAGTTATTCCGCCACCATCTGCTCCAGCATCGTTAGTTGTTGCACCTGAACTGGAAAGATTTAATTCTATGTTTTTATCTTCAACTCTTAAAGTAACTGTGTCAACTGCTGTTTGTGTTCCGCCTATAGTTAAATTTCCATCTATGATTGCATTTCCACCTACGTGTAAAGTTGCTGTTGGAGTTGCTTTGTAAATTCCAACTGCTGACGCAGAAGTGTCTATTTTGAAAGCAGAAATTTCAGCAGGTGTTCTTACTTTGATTTCTACATCTTGATTTGATAGTTGATTTGCTATTGTGAATGCATTGTTAGTAAATTCTAATTTTGTATTTTGGTTTAACCCAAGAGTCAATCCTGCATTGTTTTGAATTGTAAGAGCACCTGTTGTTGTATCATCACTGTCTGATACCAAGTACTGATCTGCTGTACGAACAAAACCATTACCGTCTACTAATGATTCAGCAATTGTGGCTGTGCCTTTGTATTTGTAATCTGTTCCTACTGTGTTAAAACCTTTTACTATTGTTCCTGTTGGATTAGCCGTTGTAACTAAATCAGTAATTACTTGTGCCGCAACTGGTGTAAAAGTTGCATTTGAATGAACTCCAACAATGTTACCACCTACAAACATTTTAACCACTGTTTGTGTAATGTTTTGTGTGTCAAGCACACTTGCTACTTGGTGACCTGATGTTCCTTGTGCTGTAGAATAATCAGGACCTACTAATTGTAATCTTGTACCATCATAAAAATACAGTTGGCTTGTTACACTATTGATCCAAAGATCACCTGCAACCATGTTAGGTTGTTGCTCTGCAACTGTTGTTCCGCCTGATGATGTAAATGCTGTTCCGTTATAAACTTTTAATCTATTCTCTGCTGTGTCAAACCAAAGTTGTCCTCTTAATGGATTGATCGGAGCAGATGCGTTAGCAAAGTTTTCTAATATTTGTATAAAGTTTTCATTTAATACTTCACCAAAACCTGAATAGTTTCTTCCTATCAGTGTAAGATCACTGGAAGTGGTATCTAATTGACCGTCAACTAAATCTACAAGTAAACTGCCGTCAGTTTTATTCAACCTATAACTCATTATGCTCCTCCAGTATATATGATGTAGTTTAATGTTAAGTATGGATTCATCACATCCATTGCTTGTCCTATTGTTCCGTCTATGCCACCTGAGTTAGGTAATTGTTGAGCACCATTGGTATTTGATAAATCTGGTCCGCTTGTTGTTGTTACTTCTGGATCTGTAGAAGCACCTGCAATGTTTCTACCTGCAAAGAATTGATCTCCATTGTCTGCTCTTAAATCGTGTTCGTGATCTGGAAGATTTTCTTTCGCAATAGTTTTTGTTTCGTTACCAGCACCTAAACCTAATCCATCTGCTACAGGTGATGTCACTCTGTCTGCAGAACCTTGTCCTAATCCAGGATTGCTCATGTTGTCTTTACCTAATGGAAATCTACCACGCATATCTGGTAATTTAAATACTGAAGAACTACTTGGAGTTCCATACTGAGTTCCTATTGCTTGAAACAATTGATTATAAACTGATCTTTGTAATTCAGCACCATCACAAAACAACCAGTCTGTAGGAGCAGTTGCTCCAGCAAAAGGCATCATTGATGCTACTGGTGGTGTTGGTATTGCGTTAATGATTGCTCCAACAGTTGTTTTAAAAATTCCTGTTGTTCCTGATGTTCTGTTAATGATAACTTCATCTCCAACATCGCTAGTAGTTGTTAATGTTTGATTACCTATAAATGAATTGTTTATGCTTGTTGTAAAAGTTTTTGTTGTTCCACCAGTTTGTCCGTCAAACGAAACATCTACTGCTGTAACATCTCCTGCCAATCTAAATGTTGTTGCTTGAGCAAGTTTATCTGCAGAAGTGGCACTTGTAGCATTTCCTGTGATACTACTTGTTACAACACTGCCTGCTTGTATTTGGTTGGCGTATACTGTATTGTATCTGTTTGTAGTTGATCCAAGATTATAAGTTAAATTTTGTGAAGGTAAAACAGTTTGTGCTGTTATGTTGCCAGCAAACGTTCCTGTTCCACCTATGTGTGCATCAAGAGCCACACCTAAACCACCTTTAGAAACAATTGCTCCTGAACCTATATTGATTGATGGTGATGTGCTGTTTGATACTATTGTGCCTGAGGATAAAATATTTCCTGTA